TGAAAAAGCTCGTCTATTGATAGGGCTGCATTCTCAGGATGCTTATCGGCTATTGCCCTTAGGTACTCGCAACGGTGTTCCCATTGCCTTAACATTGTTGTTGACAGTTGATCAACATTCTTTACTGATCCTGCCGCTTCTACGTCGAAAAATAGGAATTTTTCAATCTGTGCTTGTGTGAACATAGAGATTGTTTTTCAAAATTATACTCACCTAGTGATTTGGGTTTAAGATTTTTTTGTACGTGCCCGTCCTAAGATTCCTAGTTTAAGATTTTTTTTGTACGTGCCCGTCCTAAGATTCCTAAGTAATCTTATTTTATATCTTATTGATATTAGTAGACTTAGGTACTTAGAATCTTATCTACACCCTCCCAACACCCTTTTTATACACTAATCCTCCACATAGTTTTCAAAACCGTAAAAAAATTTGATGTAGAATAAAGACAAATAATTACCATGAAAATTGATCGTTATTGGCATAGATTTTTCGATTCAGTTCCCAGCTGTTTGTATCAGTAGAGATTTCAAAAGTTTCAAGTGGATAGCGTGTGTCAATACCTCAATTCCAAAAATTTACCGAAAATTCTTAGACGACATTGAACTGGAGTATAGAGACTTCAGGTTCATTCACCTTGAGCCACGAGACAAATCAAAAGAAACTTACTCGATTATCGAACGCTCGAAACTAATGAACTATTCGCGTCTCGTTGACGCGTTAGTTGCTGTAGTGCACGAAGAAATAGCCGGAGACGACAGACTTATAGTAGCAATAGAAGGAATATCGTACGGAGCTCAAGGAAATGCGTTATTGGACATCTGTCAATCTACTGGCATGATGCGGAAAGCTATTTTGGACAGGGTATTGATGGGACATGGAGAGAAAGTCTTTATATTTTCACCAGGCGAGTTGAAGAACGCGATTGGGGCAAAGGGCAACGCTGGAAAATTCGACGTGTGTCGTGCATTCCTGACAATCCCCTCCCCCGGAAGCAACAGTCAACTTCATACGGTTATGGAACAGTATGTCGATCTGATCATTAAGGGACAGGATATTAAGTCCCCATTCATGGACATGATCGATGCGTACGCAGCGGTTCTGAAAGTTCATGAATCGTTAAAACAACCGCAAGACCATGTCCAAAGCAAAGGATAACAAATTTTATATCAACAACCGAGACTTCACCAATGAGATAATACGGTGCAAGTACGGTCACCTCAACGAAGAAACCGGATACCAGCATAAAGCTGGTGAACTATCCCCCAAAGCTATTGACTACTTCGTTCTCCTGGCAAATAGGGCAGTACAGAGATTGCACTTCTCAAATCCGTTAGACGAGGAAGATTGCATCCAGTCAGCCCTGTTGGATCTGTTACGATACTGGAAGAACTTCAACGAGGAAAAATCGAACAATGCTTTTGCGTATTTCACGCAGATAGTCAAGAACGGGTATGCAAAGGAATTCAAGAAGATTCATAAGCACATAGGAAAGGGAGAAAGGGTCGAATTCGTGTCACTGAGTTTTACTGGCGATTCCGAAATTTATACCTTGTAACTTTTTTGTACCTAACCGTTGATAAATAGAAATAAAATCAACGTAATATGCCACGTAAAGCAAAAAAGTACCATTACATTTACAAAACTACATGTTCTGTAACTGGAAAATACTACATAGGTATGCATTCAGCTGTTGATCTGAATGATTCGTATCTGGGTTCAGGTAAAATATTGAGGAGATCAATTAGGAAATATGGAAAATCCAATCACTCACTTGAAATTTTACAATTCTGTGAATCTAGAGAAGTGTTAACTGACAAAGAAATCGAAATAGTTAATGAAACGCTATTATCTGATCCATTGTGCATGAATTTAGTCAATGGCGGTAATAATTACGATGGTAGTAAAATGAAAGTTGGTTGGAAAATGCCACCAATGAGCGACGAACATCGACAGAACCTGATAATTGCAAGAAACAATAGGCCACCTGTATCAGTTGAGACCAAAAAGAAAATGTCAGAATCTCATAAAAACCTCACTAGAACAGAAGAGCATAAGGAAAACAACCGACTGGCAGTAAAGAGTTCTGAGAAATTTCAGAGCAAAATGAAATCAACAGAGCATAGAAAGATCATGTCACAAAGAACGAAAGATGCTCATGCTCGTCGCAAAGCTGCGGGACTTCCAAACAAAGGAGGATGGTGCAAACCTAAATCTGATAACTCTGGTAGCCTTGAATAAATAATTGAAAGGAGCCACCATCAGCATGAATCTTAGCAATTTAGTTTTTTTCGACAAGAAAGGCGAATCGTACAACCTAACCTACAACAGTAATGGTTACTGGGAAGGAGCAGATTACTTTCTACCGATTTCGTTGGCTCTCTATGACTGTTCGAACATATTCGTGCTGGAGAACACAGCTCCCGACGTTTACAAGTTTCCGGAAATGGAACCTGGCTCCAGGTTCGAAGCAAAGTGGGTGACCAGTGATGCAAAGGATAACTTCTTCCTATTCACAGTCCAGAGAGAAGACGTTCATTCAGATTCTACCATTTACTTGGAGAAGCAGGAATCACTCACAATTAATCATAGCGATTTCAATCAAGTAGGAAACATCGACCTTGCATATCCAATGCAGATCAATGTAGCATTCACTCCGACTCAGGAAAAATCTTACACTCGAGTCCTTCAACTGTATTACATCACGTCCACTACCTCAACCCTTGTGTTGGAAATGACATTCTATGGGGAAGGCGAGGACGAGGACGAACGTTACAGAATATGGCTCGAAAACTTCGGCATAAAATTCAATCGTGAAGACGCATTGTTGCTTAAGGATTACGACTTAAAAGAAGGTCTCCCAGACTGGCAACAGATAAACGTAGCACGAAAGGGCCTGCTAGTAAGTATTGATCAGGTGTACCCGTATGTCGGTACGTACAAGGGGCTTTTGAATTTGCTAAGCTTATTGGGGTACAAGGACGTGCTAAGAGTAAGGGAATACTGGCAGGACACCGACCCAAATTCGCTTTACTACAAGAAGTTCGCAACGGTAGACGTGACCGACCTCATGAATATCGGAGATTCAACTCAGATAGATTTGGTCGATGCTAACGGCCAGATAAAACGTGGTGGAAAGTTCAAGAAGACAGAGTTTCTTGCATTGGCTTACGAATTCACGGTAGCGAGCGATCACATAGATGAGGATGGTTTACCCGAAGTGGAATCGACTACCGATTTCAGTGTAGAGGAAATCTTCTTCAAGCTTCACGGACTTTCGAACAAATTGAAACACGAAATCCTTCCGATCAATGTCGTCGTTAAGGATGTAATTGGAGAGTTCATTTACTTCAGCAAGTTCAACCTTAGGAACTGGGACGATACCACTTACGTAGAATCTTCTCAAGTAAACAATACTTACTTGGTAAAAGTTCTGATGCCGGATTCAATCGTTACTAACTTGAAGATCCGTGATCTAAAGACATTGTACCCAAAACTCGATGGAACTTCCGAATTTCCGGAAATAACTTACAACCTTGGGCAGGTAGAACCTTACCAGGACGAACAGAAGTACGCTCCGGATCAGATCGATTATTTGATGGATGCAGTGTACGCATTTTACGCAGACGTCAATCATTACGATTACTATCACATGGGAGAAACTAGCCCATTGGATTACGGAGATGATACTCTCCAAAAAATCGGATGCCCTGTAGTTCTCGAAGCGTACATTCCTGATCTTCAGCTTCAGGATTTCGATGGAATAACATTTGGCGATTTTATTCTCAGCGAAGCTACCACTTCTTCCACCCTCAACACGATAGGAGCCGGAACGAAGTACTTCGGTTGTGCAACCATCCAATCGTTCAAGGTTGGAAATCGCGTGAAGATCACTGTGAATATCGATCAATCTTCTTACATGGAAGGAATCATTTCCGAAATATCGCCAATTGGTTATCCAGTAAACACGATAAAGGTAGAGGTTGACACGGCTAGCGGATTCACCACCAGCACAGGATGGACTGTTAATTTAGTCGACACTCACTTCACCATAGGAATGATCCGATACAAGAACGGATACGAGATAGAATGGATCATTACTGGTCCACAGAATTACTATTTTCAATGGAGGGATAAGGTAGAGAACGTTCACAAGATCCCTCACATGCTTCCACACACCGGCGAGTACACTATAGACTTGAAAGTTCATGACATGCACGGTGGAACTTCAACAGCACACAAGAAAATCACGGTGATGTCCGAAGAACCTGTTCTCGAAGCTTTCGTAAAGATACAGGATAAGACGAAGTACGATTTTAAGAGCTTAAGTAACGTTACGATTGGAGATCTTGGAGAAAGCCCACTGTATCGGCCGTTCGCTACCGTGATAAACATTAATGGAGAGAATGCCCCAATTTCTAGCGTGTACTCTCATTACCTCGATTGGTTCACTTATTCAATGAATTACGGGGTTGGAAGCCCGCAAATCGACGTTAAGATTTACAATCCATTGACTGGATTCGAAGATTATACTAGTTCAACCCGTCCAGAAAAGCACAGGTGGGGAACTGGAGCAGCAAATGGACAACCTCCTGTTTCTGAGTACGCTCCAGCCACATTGAACGACATGAAATTCGTCACTTTCGCAGAAATGGGATACGTTGGAGACAATATCGACGGCTTTTACATCGATTTTTACAATCTATTCATTGACAGCCCATCATCTTACTTGACCAACATGCAGTTCGGTGGATTCGACCAAATAGATTTCTTCTCACTGATTCAAACGCCAGAAGACTTGGTCGCTTGCTTAGAATCAGCGGACCTTCCTGGTTGGAAAGAGTATCGGTACCAAGTGATTGGTGATAGA